TAAGCAAGGTATGGCAGCCCGTGTATCATCAGCAGGTGAAGACCCTGGTGATGGAGTTCCGGGTGTTGCCGCAGGATCTACTTCGTTATTCCTTGGTTCACCAAATGTATTTGAACTACAATATATACATGGACCAACTAGTCAACCAATAAAAGGATTAAATAAATTTAAAACCTGTGCATTAACTAATATGGCAATGCAATACACTGATGGGGGAATGTACCAATCTTTCACTGATGGTCAACCTGCTCATATGACTATGGGATTATCATTTACTGAACTTGAACCTGTTTATGAAAATGATTACCAGGCTAATTTCAGCAGGGTCGATCAGCAACTGACTTATAACGACGAAATAGGATACTAAACATGGGATACTACTTTAGAGAATTACCAAACGTAGAATACAGTGCATCCTTTAAAAACAGAAGGAACATTGATGAATATAGTTTAGCAAAAAATCTATTCAGAAGACCGGTTTTACGAGATGACCTTCAGAATTCTGTTACTGCTTTTACTCAGTATGAAATAAGATCTGATGAGAGACCAGACCAAGTATCTAAAAAGTTCTATGGAACTCCAGAAAATGAATGGGTGGTTTTATTAGTTAATAATATAATTAATTTAGAGAATGAATGGCCATTAAATAATGATTCACTATATTCTTACATGATAGATAAGTATGGTTCTGAAGAAGCCTTATCTGAAATCCATCATTATGAAACAAAAGAGTATAGAGATGAATTTAATCGTTTAATCATTAAAGAAGGTATTCAGGTTGATGCCAATAAGTCACAAACTATTGACACTAATACAAGCAACAATAGTTATAGACTAAATGAATTCCCTAGTTCAAAGGGAAATACTACTATTTCTATTAATTTAAATCAAAGGATATCAGTCTTTGGTAGAGACATTAATTCAAATTATAATATTACAGATATTCAGACAAACGTATCAAAATTGAAAGTTAAAAGTCCAGATGGAAATAGTGATACTGATATAAACATATTAAATGGTTTATCACAATGGCCCTCAAGTTGGGGTGGTACATTAACTATAGCAATGAGAGAAGAAAATGATGTCCAATTTACAGTTGAAGATATTATTCTGGATAATAAAATAAGAATTCCAGAAAGATTATATGAAATTACAGGCGCACTAGATGCAAATGGTGTAGTCCAACCAACATTTAACTTTACCAACGAAATAGCAGTCTAATGTCTCTTAACTATTTTCCACGTTCAGGTATGAAAGTATTCATTGAATCTGATGCTCAGATTCTTGAATTTTTAGATACAAATGGTGTAGTCCAAACCATTAAAAATGTAAGTACTCCAGTTTCTAATTTTGAATATGAAACGAGAGTAAATGAAGGAAAACGAGGTATTCAAATTTTAAGACCAGAATACATTAGTTTACTTGATACTGATATTAGAAATATGATGCAATATAGTAGGTCTTCTCAATATGTCAATGGTAGAGTAAAACGAGCATATAACCCAAGAACAAATAAGTAAAGAAAATGCCCCTAAATCCTGATAAGTCAGAAATTTGGGGGCATTTTTTTAGGGACCTTTTTGTAATTAAAAGTCGATTTTGAAATCAGGACTCTGCAAGTTTCTGGAAGTAACTCAGTGCATCATCCTCATCCTCATCGTCTGCAGAAGCACCGGAGGACGAACTCATAGTATCTGGAGCAGTAGGAGCAGAAGGTGCTGCTACAGAGGAAGCAGAGGCACCCTCAGAGAAGTCTCCACGACGTTCTCGTTCCCATTGTGATTCCTCTTCTTGAGTTTCTTGATCTTGGAACTTAGGAGTTGCTCGGGTGTTACCAAGTACAAGGTCGAGACGCTTCTTTAGTATGTCGTAGGACTTGAATTGGTCAGGAGCAATGAAGTCCTGCAGGTTATACAGTTTATTGTAGAGTGTCTCCAGTTCATCATCATCACCTTCAAGAAGTGGAGAAGTACGTGCAAACTCAGAAGAGTCATAGTTCCAGTAACCTGCAACCTTCTTCAGTTTCAGTTTGAAGTTAGCACCTTCCCAGAAGTCAAAAGGATTGATGGGTTCATCATCATCAAACTCAGGTTGCATAGCACCCATAATCTTATCAAAGATTTTCTTACCAAACTTGTAGAGAAATACTCTACCTTCATTCTCAGGATTGGCAGGGTCTTTTACAACATAGATGTTGGCAAAGTAAGATAGTTTACGTTTCTGCTTACGTGCTTCATCCTTATCTGCATCAGAACCAGAGTTCCACAGAACACGATTGTGCTCAGACACAGGGTCTTGATTGCCAAGAGTAGTTAGAGAGTTTTCAATATACCATCCACCAGGACCTTGGAATGCGTGAGACCATACCTGTACCCAAGGAAGTTCACTACCTTCAGGTGCTGGGAGGAATCGGATAACAGCAGATCCTACACCACTCTTGTCCATTACAGGTTTCCAGAGTCGTTCGTCACCCTTGGAACCATTAGAATTCATTTTTTCAACTTGCTTCACCAGTTTTTCGGTGAGGCTGCCCATTCGGGACTGTTTTTTAAGGTCAGCAAAACCCATTTGTATTCTCCGTATTAGTTAGTATTCGGTGTGTCGTATTGACCTACTCATCATAGCAGGTGATGGGGTCAGTCGTCAAGTGATTTCTCAAGGAAATCTATTTGATTCTGCATGAGCTCAAAAAATTCATTGATGCCCTGACCTTCCTTAAGACCAAACATTTTAGCAGATTCAAGAATGCGGTCCTTCATTTCAACTGCTTCTGGATCATCAGATAAAGATAACCTGAAGATAAAAAGTTTTTGCTTCTCTAGAAACTCTCGCATCACATCTAATTGTTCACGTTTTTCATCGTCCTCAGCAAAAGGAAGAGTCATAACAGATTCAAAGAGTTGTTTTTGAAGCTTGTCGAGTTCTTTTACAGATTCCCTCACTAATTCAGAATCAAAAAATTCTCCACTCATAGCACTACTTCTTTTAAAATTTGCTTACATTTGTTCTCGTTAATATTTAGGAAAGGTCTGTACTTTTTTATCTTCGTACTTACGGTTTCCCACACCGGATCTGACTCCATATGTTTGTCAAACCTCTTTGTATATCCAAGAATAATATCTAAGATAATCATTGTCTCTATAGTGATTGCATTCTGTAAATGCTTTTTAAGTATATCTGGGTGCTGATGCTTTTTGCACTCAAACATTGAATCAAAATCACTGGACAAAAAAACCTCACTCTCTGTCTTGAACATATAAGTAAGGCTTTGAACTCTTTTTTGCCAATCTGTATAAGTCTGCTCACCACTAGAAATAATTTCTCCAATCCAGAGTTTACCAGGGTCAGTACATTGTATAAAGTTGGCAACAAAATATGCCTTAATCTCTTCATCACCTTTTTGACGAGACAACTTTTCAAAGAAGTATCGGTCTTTTCTTTTATGAAAAGACTGAACAGATGCTCTAGACCTACCACAATACTTAAAGTAATCGTAGTTGGGTTTAGTGAAATGATTTTTTAAAGCAAGATAAGTCTTGTAGCAATCAAAAGGTGTCACTTTCAAAATTTCAAAGTTGCTCTACTTGTTTTTTTTAAAAAATTTAACTGTATTGCTTCACACTTAATTTTTTCTTTAAGTGGTTTAGAAATTAATTTTGGAACAGTTTCAATTTCAATATTGTTCTCTTCACAATAAGCGACAATAGCATCAATATAAGTGATTTTGGATGTTTTGACGATATGTTCAATGTCCTGTGCAAATCGTTGCGGACAAAGGAACTTATCTTTAATAGCATCTTGTATATTACTTTGCATATTAAGAAATTCTACTGTTAACAAATTCTCTAATATATTGGACGAGTAGTCTGATGTACTTTTCTTTGTCGTACTTTTCATAGACAACACATTCTCCATTTTCACAGGCCATTAAAATTACAAATTTTTTGACTGATATACCAGTCATTTCATGAAGCATACATGCATATGCACAACACTGCACAAAATAGTGTTCGATCCACTCTTCCGGTTTAGGTTTCTTGGAAGTTTTAAAATCAATAATTGCTAACTCACCATCGTATTCAGCAATACAATCAACAGTTCCTGCAATTCCTAGATACCGACTAAACAGGGAACTTTCTAGAGCATGAATATTATTTATCTTATTCAGCTCTGGTTTAGCAATCTTGAATAGCATTTCAGAGAGTGGTTGAACTTTGGGTAGTTCTGGGACATTAAGCAGATAATGCTCAGACAACGTGTGCATATCAGTACCACGACTCGTTGCCTGCTTTGTAATCTTATCTGCCTTTTCTACTCCAACCTTTTTCCGCCACTGTGCAAAGAACTCTTTGTTCTTATGACTAGTTACAGAAGTAATAGAGACAAGTTTAATTAATTCATCTCTATCGGGTACTTTATAGAACCGAACTCCATCAATAGTTTCTCGTTCCAGACGAGGCAATCCTAAATCAATATGATTAAATGTCAAATTAAATTCCTGTTTCAATCTTTGCAACGAGATACTCTTTGACAAGCCCAGAACGGACAATATCATTGATATCAAACTCTATTATATCAAAAGATGGCATTTTCCTCAAGACATCCATGAAATCACTGATACCAGTACGTTCTCTATCCTTAACAAGGTCAGATTGTCTTCCATCACCACAGAAAACAATTCTACTATTCTCACCAACACGAGTAATGATAGAATCAAGTTCGTGGAAATTCATGTTCTGGAACTCATCCACAATGATAATAGAATTATCCAGAGTAGTACCTCTGAGGAAAGAAGTTGACCAAAATTTAATAGTTTCCTGCTGTTTAAGATTACCGTAGAGCATCTCAAAATCAGTTTCAGATGGTAACTGGAACATATACTTTACCATATTCTTATATGGAATTTGGTAAAGTGCTGCTTTGTCATCATGGTCTCCAGGAAGGAAACCAATCTCTCTAGTTGCTACTAATGAACGTACAATGTAAATCTGCTCATATGGAGTAATTTCATTTAGAACATCATTCAGTGCATTGTATAATGCAATAAAAGTTTTTCCTGTTCCAGCACATCCATAAGCAACAATTTGCTTCTCTTTAGAATATGAATCAAAGAATAATTTCTGATTCTCCGTCAATGGTTCAATGTTAATTAACAAATCACGATTGATTGGTTTTCTTCTTTTTAATTGTTTTGCAGTTAGTCCTACCCCGATAGGTTGGTCTGTCTTCTTTCTTCTTGCCATATCAAATTTTAAGGTTTCGTGCCCCAGGTTGCTTTGATGCTTGTGCTAGAACTTCATTCCAACCAGGATGTTTCTTAATAAGTTTGTTCTGAAAGTCACCAACCTCTCCAAACTTAGGAGCATTTTCAGGAGTGTAATATCTTTCCCACTCTGGATTATCTGAGTTCCACTGATCCCAGTCATGAACACTCATAACTATATCTTTTGTCTCACCAGTTTCAACGTGCTTAACAGGATATGTTGCCAATTTTTATCTCCAATAATAATAATATATCAAGTATTTAGACCCACTCCATTGCTTCTGCAACGGCAGGAAACTGGTCAACAAAAATAGATTTTACCATGTTGGCAATATCCATATGTTCTTTCTGCGTACCATTAGCAGACCTCAAATCAACGTAATGAATCCATGAGCGAACTGAGCCCGTCATGTAGATTTTGGTGGGACATGCCAAAGGAAGCACAAAACGAGCACATTCTTTTGCAATACCCTCATTAAGCATCATCTGATAAAGTTCTAGACTTTTTGCGAAGTGGTCTTGCATTAATATCTCAAACTTTTGAACTCTAAACGGGTCAATATCATCAATAGAATTCTGACGATTCTTGGTGTCTTGCCTGCGTAGTTTAGGTAGAGGAATCTTATCTGAGAGTAAAGTGGAATCAGCATACCTTTGAGAAAACTCTTGATATGTAAAACTACGATGCCTTAAGATTTGAGCTGCCAATCCGCGAGTAGTATTGATTTCAACAGTCATATATGCCTGTTCAAAAATACTCCAATGATTATGCTTAACACAATACTTGAGTAGACCAGAAAACTTTTCATTCTCCTGGTTGTTTGGATTACTTACCCTGGCACAGTATGCCATGTGCTTCTCTGCATCGGGTGTTACAGAGACTAAAGTTACAGTTTGATTCATAAGTTTATTCGGGGTATCCATTTTCTTCTGAGAAGACCTCATCATAATCTTTGTAGTACTCTTCAGGGTCATCAAAGTTTTCCTGCTTAGTTGTGTATAAATCAGTATCTGAATACACTTCGGATTTTAGACCATCGACAAGTAACTCTAGATTTCTAACAATTAATTTTAACCGTTCCTTGTCCATAAATCATGTGAGGGATTAACTCCAATTCTACATAAAAAATGGAGACCCGTCAAGGTCTCCATTTAAAAAGATTTTATTCGTGCTTCATGCTAAGAGTCTCCTGCATATTCTCTTACAACTAGCTTGGTCATCACGACATTCGATTAAGCATTCATAATAGTCGTTTATAACTTGATAATCAGACTCTAAACCATCAACAGTATTTTCAAAGTGCCTCCATTCTGATAATTGTTCTCTAGCAATAATGTTATGCACAATAACCTCCAAAAATAAATTTACTCATAATAAAAATCGACTTAGTTACACTTTACTCAACTCTCCAATTCTATCACTATATATACGATTTGTCTTCAAATCCATACAATTGAGAAATAAAAATTTATGCCTACTAGTTTATACTCAGGCATAAAAAAATGAGAGGTCTCCCTCTCATTTAACACTATTCAATTTTTTTAAAACTTACTTTACGTAAGTACGACCACGATAGCAGAAGGTTCCATGAGTTTCCTCTGGACCTGCATTACTTACATTACACTCAACACCACGATATGAAGTGTGAGAAATTTGTGCGTTATGCAGTGCTGCCTGCTTTTTGATTTGGTCTTTGACTAGTTGAAGTGTATTCATTAGATTTACTCCTGAAGTTGGGTGAAAATTAAACCTTCTCATCTTTCGATGGATCCGTTTTTTCCCGTTCCTTCAGTCGTGTGCGTCCCAATAGCACTCAGGTGTAGAATCCTTTACAGTTTCTACTAACTCTACCTTGAAAGCATTTGAGAGATTCTCATTTGCTTTCATCTTCAGCATAATGCTGTCGGCTTGTTGGCATGTGAGTGATGAGTATAAAAGAAATTCAATCATGGGATGAACGGCTCCGTTCCGCGACTTACTTGCGTCCCACCCAAGAGTGGGATGAACGTATAAGGTTATCATAACCTGTATGTTCTATATAGTCAAGTTTTTTTGTATTTTTTGATACAATTTAATATAATCTTAAGAATTCTTATCCAATCTCCTAATTTCATGGAGTGTAGACTTCTTCACCTTGCTGTATTGTTTAAGAACTTTACCTAGTTCCCCTTCATTAACATCGACACCCATTTGTTTTTTGAACTCTTCTTTGAGTTCTCGTTTTAGGACATCTTCAAATTTTTCTTTCATTTTTTCTTTTTTTCTACAGGTGATTTGTATCCCCAATTTCTAGGATTAATTCTTCCCTCTGCCTGTGTCATATTCTTAAAGTCAGTTTTATAGTTATCCCAGTAGTGGTCAAAAATTTCTGACTTTTTATCTCCAACAGCAATATCAAATTTGGTCATACCATCTTGTGAATATTCTACTAGATATGCAGTATAAGGTAATGATTTATCTTGTGCAATAGTGGGATCACATTCAGTGTGAATAATCTTCAACTTCTACCTCCCCAGGTAATATCAGGAAATGCTTCAGATACAATATCTTTAGTGATATCATATCTAGTAGTTAACAACTTATCCTTGCATAGACAAATCATTTCTGCTTCAAGAGGATGAAGACCTTTCAATAGGTCAATAAAAATATTCTCTCTACGGATAGTGTTTATTCTATTATTTCCACCTTGGATGAAATTATAGAGTTTGGTGTATTCAGTTCTAAGTGCAGTGAACTTAGAGTCCAAGGCACCAACAGACTTACCACCATTCAGTGCTTCTACTGCATCTGCAATGCGGTCAGACAAGGGTTTATCTTCCTCATCATAATATGGGACCTCCCCTCGGGGAAGTGCAGATATTACAGACTCATCAAAATTCCAAATCAGAATTGCTTTAATGGAATCATGATTGTACTTCCTAAGAACTTCAATTTTCTTTGCCTTAGTTCTCTGCTTTGCAGCAAGATTTAAAACTTCAAAAGTAAAAGGATTAGGAGGAAGTTGTTCAGTTGCCTTTGGTGCAGCCTTTCTTCTGCTGACTTTTGGTTTTACCTCAGTCGTCGTCGTCTTCTTCGTCGTTGTCATAGCCATTTTCAAATCGTACTGCTAAAATTTCATCAGGAATTACATTCCCATTTTCATCAAACATTTCGGGGTGTGTATAAACTGGTTGAGTCGCATAAACGTAATCCTTTGCTAACCATCCAACAATTCCTCCTACAAACAAGAACAGAAGTGTAACCATTGAAAAAATGACGAGTTCTGCTGCTAACATGATTCTACCCTCCGAGAGAATAAATTTACTTAGTCTTAGTAATATCTAAACTAAAACTAATTTTTATTTCCCTTTTAAAAAGGGAAAACGTATTAAGAAAACCAAAGAATGGTCTTTTGATTTCTGTGGGTTTAGATTCGGTCCTAGTTTTTAATATCAACTCAACACCTCTGTTTACTCCAGAAGCATCATTATTATTTATAGAGGACACTAAAACATGCCTTTTCCTAATAGATACTCTACGGTATCACGACATCCTCCAATAATTTCCCCATCAATAGTAACTCTAGGAAATGATGCAGCTACACCAAATTCTTCTTGAAATTCTTCTTGGGTAAAATCTTCATCCAATGTCAATACAGTATATGACATTTCCCGTTGGTCAAGAACTGTTTTAATTTTTTCACAGTATGGGCATCCATACTTACTATTAATAGTAATATTCATAATACTTTATTTTTTCTTGTTTTGTATGTATGTAAGGTTAAATCTTTACTCATTAATTGCTTCTGCCATGAAACAATAGCATCATATCTTGCATTTGTAAAGAAGTCTTGTTTTAGATACCAAGACTCCATTTGAGAATGTGCTTTATCTCTATTGCACTTAACACAAGCACAGCAAACATTTGTGATATGGTCATTACCACCTTTTGCTTGTGGAACTATATGGTCTAATGATAACTCATCACTCTTCTCTCCGCAGTATGCACACTTATGTTTCCATTTTTCCTTTATGCTTTCCTTCCACATTCGTCGTGCTTCTGAAGGAGAACATGTTTTAAGATTAAACAGAAAATCCTGAGGAGAGTTAAGTACTTCCATGCGATACTGCGACCTATTATTATTTAGGACTTACATAAAAAAAGACCCCCCTTCGAGTAGGGGGTCTAAATGGGCAATCAGGACATCCTGCTCCACAGCATCCATTAACTATCTTCATATAATTTCTCTAGTTTTTCTTTAGAGAAATCTACATACATCAACTCTTCCCCTGCTTTAGGTGCTTCAGGATGACGTGGTTTAGGTTTATTCATTTCTATATTAATAGATTGAATGTTAGCCCACATCATAGCAAAGGCACCACCAGCAATAAGAGCAAAGCATATGAAGTATAGTGCGACTTCAAAACTATTCATCATGCTTCCTGTAAAGATTGAACTGTGTTGTGAAGTTCTCCAATGTCAAGGAGACCTTCAGCACTGAACCAAGGGGCATTCGCCCAACTAAATCCTTC